AGAGACAACAGGACTTGAAACGAGAATGCCGCGCATTGTCGGATTCAATGCTAAAATTAAATCGCCGGGAATATCCCGGCTTTGTAAGGGGGAAATTATGAAATGGGAACTTATTAAAGCAATCGAAGAGCAGGGTTATAAACTTGCCGGACTTTCTGAAAATGGAATGGGAATTATAAATATTGCCATTGAATCTAACAATGTGCCTGAAAAAGATTCCAACATCGAAGTTGAAGAATCTGAAAAAGCAATGACTTTTCAGGGCGTAAAATGGGCAAGTAAAAACTTAGAAGCTGATAAATATGTAAAAGTTGGCGACAGATTCTATATCGAAAAACTGACAGTAAAAGAGACTGGAAGTTTTGAAAAAATCAATCTTGAAAATGTGCCGGTTATTGCGGTTGATGTAAGAAAAGACAGCGTTTTATTCAACTTTGAAAATATTCTTTTCAGACATTGCATTGATGATGATTACGAAGAAGGCGGCAACTTTGAAGAAACAGAATTAGGCGTTTATCTCAAAGACGCTTTCAAAAACGCACTTGAAAAGGCTATTTGCGTAGGCGTTTATGATTGCAGCTTGCTGACTAAAGAACAGGTTTTTGAAGACCTTGAATATTTTAAGTCAAGAAAAAACAGAATTAAAGTATTAAGCGATGATAGTGATACATGGTGGTGGTGGACTAAATCGCCGGACGCCTCGAACTCCACCGGCTTCTGCGCGGTCACCAACGGCGGTGATAGCGGCAACATCAACGCAAGTGGTTGCATCGGTGGCGTTGCCCCGGCTTTCCTGATTACACGCGATTGACGAGTGCGACTTGCTGCCGTTGAGCAGGAATATTACGAGATTCTTACAACGGAACTTATAAAGCCTGATGTAAGAGCGCGTTTTGAAGAAACTTTTGAAGGCGTAACGCTTGAACAAATGATGTATGTAATTTTCGGGGCAAAAAAT